CGCCGCCTCTGGTGCGGTTGCGGCTGCTGACTCGGTTAATACCGATGCTTCACTGGATGCAAATACCAACGCTTGGTATCGCCGGGTTAAGGTTACGAACTTGATGTAAAATCAAGAAGTATAGTAGAGTAAAATTTAGGGGGTGCTTTCGGGCACTCCCTTTTTTTTATTATAAATAGTAATATGGCAACTGCACAATCACCTCTAGCAAGACAACCAGATCAACTGGATTACGCAAGTCCGACTCAATTTCGTTTTGGTATTCATCAATTACCGAAAGTAGAATTCTTTACAGTTAGCGCAAATCTTCCAGGCATTTCTGCTGGTACTGCTACTTACGCAACTCCATTTAAAGACATTCCTACTATGGGTGAAAAATTAGAATATGAAAATTTAACTATTAATTTTATAGTAGATGAATACTTAGAAAACTATATTACACTTCACAATTGGATGGTCGGTATTGGTTTCCCAGAAAAAAGAGCTCAGTTTCGGGCATTCAGAGATGTAACATCAAAAACTCCAGCTGCCGGTGGCACGCCAACAGTGGATATAATTGGTTCGGCAACTGCTGACAAATCAATGTACTCAGATGCATTTTTGCAAATTCTCTCCAATAAAAATAATCCTATTGTCGAAGTGAATTTTGAAAATGTATTTCCTATATCTTTAAGTGCATTAGATTTTACTCAAACAGCAACAGATGTAGAATACATGATTGCAAGTGCTGAGTTTGCATATCAAATTTATGAAATAAAAACATTATAAATAGATTTGAACAGATAAGATATACTTTAACAGTTTTCAAACTTTAGTCTTAAAGGACAATATACACAAAGAAAGTAAATCAAACCTCTGTTCATTTTTTTGAAAGAATTATATTTTATGAACCTAGACCAATTAAAAGAAGAAGCAAGAAAAGACCTCATCATAGAGAACGAAGAACAGCTTGGTTCTGAATCTCTTAAAAATCAAAAAATTAAAACAAAATATCTTGATCAACGGTCAAGATTTCAATTACTGCTGCAAAAGTCTAATGGTGATTACCAGCGAATGTACAGAGAGAAGTGGGAATACTATGGCGGCAAATCTGATGCCAAAGTTTATGTTGCAAAACCATTTGATCTAAAAGTTTTAAAAAATGATCTGGCCATGTATATCACTTCCGATGAAGAAGTTATTGCACTAGCAGATAAAATTGGTTATCTGGAAATCGTAATAAAATATCTTGAAGGTGTTATTAAGTCAATTGATAATCGTGGCTGGGATATCAAGAATGCTATTGAGTGGAAGAAATTTGAAGCGGGGATGATATAATGTCCTGTGCTAAGTGCTGGATTCCACCAATTACTGATTATATTGGATACTACGAAGATTGTATGTCAGAAAATGTTTGTGATGAAATTATTGATCATGATTGGAGTATGAGAAAATCTACCTATTCAAATAATGAGGGCAAATCTAAAACAAGTGATGAACGTGTTGAGATGGATGAAGTATGGGTTATGAAAGATATGCCATACTATGACGATATTAAAAAGGTAGTTTTAAAAACCATAAAAAAATATTCAAATCAGCATAAGAATTTTTCCTGTCAACGTCATACAGATTTTAGAATTAACAAATATTCAGAAGGTGGATTTATGTCTGAACATGTAGATAATATACATCACAGTCATGGCCAACAATATGGATATCCACAAGTTTCAGTTTTACTATACTTAAATGATGATTATGAAGGTGGTGAATTTTTTGTAGCTAAAGAAATGTTTTTGCCGAAAAAAGGTTCAGCAATAATTTTTCCTTCTAATTTTATGTATCCACATGAAGCAAAGACTGTAACAAAAGGAACAAGATGGAGTGCTGTAACATGGTTGATGTAAAAACTCATAAATGTTTTCCCACATTAGTACATGAATTTAAATTAGATTTAAATCCTGATAAAATGATAGATTATATCTATAATGCTGGAGAAGCAAAAGGTCAAATATATCAAAGCCAAGATGACTTACATAAATATGGAATGTTTGAACCTTTGGTAAATGAACTTAATTTGATACATGATTCTATTTTGCGAAAGCTTGAATATGAATTTAATGGAATAGAAATCACTAATATGTGGTCAAATCATTTGTATAGTGGAAATTCACATCCCCCACATACACATTCAAATAATTTTTTGTCAGGAGTTTATTATCTTTATGTCGGAGTAAATTCTTCTCCTATACAATTTTTTGATCCTAGACCAGCAGCTACAGTTTTAAGACCAAGAAATAAAGCTAATTGGAATAATAGTTCGATGATACAATTTGATGCTGTTAATGGAACAGGTTTAATATTTCCTTCTTGGTTGCAACATTGGGTTCCATCAACACAACATGAACGCATAAGTATTTCTTGGAACATTTTAGTACGAGGAAATTACGGCGAGCCTAATACATTTCAAAATGCGTATATCTAAAAAAAATGAAGTATATTTACAAATTACTGATATATCTACCAGTGAAAGTGCTGAGCTATCTGATTTCTTCACCTTCGAAGTGCCAGGATTTAAGTTCATGCCCGCATACCGCAATAGAATTTGGGATGGAAAAATACGTTTATTCTCTCCCGCCACAGGTGAAATATATGTGGGCTTGTTATCGTATATAAAAGATTATTGTCAAAAAAATAAGCTTAAATATGATATTGAAGAAGGAGTAGAAGATGAGCGGAATGTTGTACGTCAGGTTGTTAGCGGCTTTATCAAAAGTCTCAAACCAAAAACCAAAGGGAAATCTCTTAAAATCCGTGATTACCAAATTGATGCCGTACACCATGCGATTGCCAGAAATCGTGCTTTACTCGTTTCTCCTACTGCTAGTGGTAAGTCATTAATAATATATGCGTTAGTTCGTTATTATCATATGATGGGGCTAAAAACCTTAATCTTGGTTCCTACTACTTCTCTTGTGGAACAGATGTATTCTGACTTTGAAGACTATGGATGGAGTCCTGGCACATACTGCCAAAAAATATATCAGGGCCATGACAGAAAAGTAACCAAGGATGTAGTGATATCAACGTGGCAATCTATCTACAAAATGCCAAAGAAATATTTTGAATCGTTTGGTTGTGTGGTTGGAGATGAAGCTCATCTATTTAAGGCAAAGTCTCTTACAGGTATAATGACTAAGTTGCATCAATGTAAGTACAGGTTCGGTCTTACAGGGACGCTGGACGGTACTCAGACGCATAGACTTGTATTAGAGGGACTATTTGGTGCAGTTGAAAATGTAACAACAACAAAGGAGTTGATGGACAAAAAGACCCTTGCAAATCTGAAAATTAAATGCATAGTATTAAGACACCCAAATATAAGAAGCAAAATGACTTATGTTGAAGAGCTTGAATATTTGGTTACGAATAGCACTAGGAATAAATTCATTGTTGATTTGTGTCGCAATATTCCTGGCAATACATTATGTTTATTTCAGCTCGTAGAGAAACATGGAAAAGTATTATATGAACAAGCAAATGATGAAATAAAGGATCGTAAAATATTTTTTGTTTATGGAGGAACAGATACAGGAACAAGAGAAAATATTAGGAGCATAGTAGAGAATGAGAAAAATTCAATTATCATTGCAAGCTATGGCACCTTTTCTACTGGTATCAATATTAGGAATATCAATAACATCGTGTTCGCTTCACCGTCCAAGTCTAAAATTAGGGTGTTACAGTCAATCGGCCGTGGTCTGCGTATTAGCGAAAATAAAAATTCCATTCTAGTTTTTGATATAGCTGATGATATAAGTTATAAGGAAAGAAGAAATTTCACATTAACACACTTTACAGAACGAATAAATATCTATAATGAACAACAATTTGCATATGAGATAAGTAGGATAAATTTAAAATGAACACAACTGCACCATATAAAATTGTAAAATTAACAAACGGAGAAGAACTTGTTTGTCAATTGGCTGATGATATTGACAATGGTGAATATAAAATTAATTTCCCTCTCAAAATGGAAGTTCATTCTGTCATGACAAAGGAAGGCACTGTTGATTCTTTAAATCTTAGTCGTTGGATAGGGCCGTATACAGAACAATCTAAATTTTCAATAAAGAGTGATCATGTATTGTTGGTTGCTAATGCATCACCTGGCTTGTCTAGATATTATGAGCATGTAATAAAAGAAATTAAACAATTAGATACTCCAGAAAAAAGATCAACTTTAGATGATATTAGAGATGAAGATGTATATGATGAATTATTAGAAGAGCTTGAATCATCTAATACTGTTCATTAACTGACTACATAGTCTATTATACACATTTTTTTTAATTTGTCAATTCCCTTTTGTACCTTGACATTATAGTTATTATAATGTATGATGTAATAATAGTAAATTGTTTAAGGAGTTATTATGGCTAAAACAAAAAAGGCAAAGGGCGTACATTACGTTGACAATAAAGAATTTCTGAAGGCTATGGTTGAGTTTAAAGAAAAATGTAAAGTTGCTATAGAGAGTGAAAAAGAACAACCACCAGTATCTAATTATATTGGAGAGTGTTTTCTTAAAATAGCAACACATCTTTCTTATCGTCCCAATTTTATTAATTACACATACAGAGATGATATGATATCTGATGGCATTGAAAATTGCTTACAGTATGTTGCAAACTTTAATCCAGAAAAATCAAACAATCCATTTGCATATTTTACGCAAATTATATATTATGCATTTCTTAGAAGGATTGCAAAAGAGAAAAAGCAAACACATGTTAAAAATAAAATGATAGAAAATTCTCAATATACATCTTGGGTAACAATGGATGGTGATGATTCATCATATTCTGTTATGGGGTTTGATCCTAATGTTATGCTTCCAGATGAAGATGTATATAAACCAAAAAAGAAAGTGACGCCTAAGTCAAAAGGCCTTGAAACTTTTATGGAAGAAGATATCGATAAAGTAGCTGAAAGAGGAATTGAATAATTGAAGATAGCAATTATTACTGATACTCATTTTGGTGCAAGAAATGATAATCTAAATTTCAACGAATACTTCTTTAAATTTTATGAAAACATTTTCTTTCCTACATTAAAGGAAAGAGGTATTACAACATGTATTCATATGGGAGATGTTGTTGATCGTCGTAAGTATATAAGCTATCGTATTGCCCATGATTTCCGTAGTCGCTTTATTGAGAAGTTTAAGGAGATGGGTATTGACTTACACATCATCATTGGCAATCATGATACTTACTATAGGAACACCAATGAAGTAAATTCTATGGATGAACTTGTGGGAAGAGGCGGTGAAAACCCATTTTCTGATGATAAGGTATGGATTTATTCAGAGCCGCAGATTGTAAAATTTGATGATACTCCCATTCAATTTATGCCTTGGATTAATGCTAA